GCAACATGAACACGCTGCCGCGCGTCGACCTCTGGTTCGAGCTGCATTCGAATCTGCTGTGGCCGGAGTGTGCGAGCTACGGCGTACCGTACATCGAATGGCTCAAGCAGCAGAAATTCCCGATCTATATGCAGGATCGCTGGCCAACCGCCGAAGGTCACATGGTGCCGCTGCAACAGATCGTCCCCAACGCCACCGGCTTCCCGGCCAACGAGATGGTGGCGGAATTCGGCGACAGCTTCTTTACCTCGTCCTTTGCTTGGATGATGGCGCTCGCGATCATGCAGGGAGCGACCGAGATTTCGCTCTACGGCATCGATATGGCGAGCCGCGACGAATACATCCGGCAGCGGCCCGGCTTCTTCTTCTTCCGGTATCAGGCAGAGAAGCGCGGCATCAAGGTCTCGGCCCCGCACGAATCCGACATCATGCAGAGCCCGGCGCTCTACGCCTATGTCGACAGCACTCCGTTCGGCCGCAAGATCGCGGCGCGCCGGCAGGAGGTCGGAGGCCGCGTCAGCGGCATGGTCCAGCAGCGCGATCAGCTCTCCAATTCGATCACCTATCTCCAGGGCGCGCAGGAAGACCTCGACTATTTCGAGAGCATCTGGTCCGGCGTCTGCAATGACATGCGTCGTCTCGAATACGAGAACACGCAGATCAAGGCGGAGAGCGCCGCTCTCAAGACGAAGCTCGCCGAGCTGATGGCCCCCAAGATGACGTTCGCGCCGATGAACATGTCGATCGGCATGACACCGGATGCGCCAGCACCGGCTGTGACGCGCAGGCGGCGTCGCAAGCAAGGTTCCCAACCCCAGCCCGAACCCAGCGTTCTGACGGAGAGCCACGATGGCTAATTATTCAGTTACCAACGGCAGCACCACCGGCGGAGGCACGCAGCAGAACATGACGACGACCTATGTCGGCGCGGTGATCGGCCTGACCTGTCCGTCTGCGGCGCCACGCCGGTTCAAGATTTACGATGTCTTGATCGGCACCAACGGTACGCCGGCAGACAACTTCATCGAGTGGGACATCAGCCGTGTGACAGCCAGTTCCACTACCACGGTCGTGACGCCGATGCCGCTCGACCAGGCGGACGCCGCGTCGCTCACCGTCGCCACGGTCAACTCATCGACGCACGGCACGATCACCGGCAACAGCAACGTGTTCTATGTCGGTGTCAACCAGCGCGCGTCCTATCGCTGGGTTGCTGCTCCCGGCGGCGAGCTTGTCGCACCGGCCACGTCGTCGAACGGCTTCCAGCTTCGCACGCGTTCCGGCGGCTACACCGGCACCGCAACCGGCACGCTGCACTACCAGGATCAGTAATGCGCAACGCAGGTGGCTACGCCTACACGTTCGATGTCGGCGGTATCCGGCAGGAAGCCGACACGTTCACCTGTGCGCATTGCAACCGCATCGTCATGGTCAAGCCGAAGTGTGATCCGTGCGATCTCGGCGGCATGTGCCGGCTCTGCGACAAGATGATCTGCCCCGCCTGCGTTGACCTCGGCAAGTGCGACCCGATCGAGAAGAAACTGGAGCGTGAGGAAGCAAGATACCGGGCGCTTCGGTCATACGGATTGTAGCAGATGGTTGCTTCGCGGTTCACGGATGTCACCAAGTTTACGGCCGTCGGCGCTGGCACTGGCAGCTTCGTTGTGGCGGGTGCCGTCACCGGCTACCAGACGCCAGCAACCGCAAATGCTGTTACCGCCACCAGCTATAGTTATCGGGCGGAAAGCGCCGACCTGACGCAGTGGGAGAACGGAGCCGGCGTGTACACGTCGAGCAACGTCACTCTGACGAGAACGCCATCAGCCAATTCGGCGGGCGGCTCGTCGGCCATCAACTTTACACTCGCGCCGCAGGTTGGGCTTGTCCAACTATCCGCCGATATTATGCGGGGCTATTACTTTTCGGCGAATCTGTCGGCGGCTCAATTGACGTCTGCCGCCGGTGTGTTCATCAAGGTTGGCTGCAACACCGTCACCTTTGACCCCCAGGGGTGGTACGACAATGTGAATTTCCGATTTACACCGCTGTTCTCTGGCAAGTATCGGGTCGCTGGGGCGGTCCAAGCCCAGGCAAATTCCAGTATCGGAGAACTCGACGTGGAGATTCAGAAAAACAGTTCGACTTACGTCCGGGCTGTCTATCTTCTTGGGGGCACCATTACCGTCCAGACCAACAAGACCGAGGCAATCATCGACTTCAACGGGACGACAGACTTCGTCGAACTTCACGCTCTCGTCGCCGGTAGCACGACAATTAACTTTCTCGGTGGCACCGCGCCAATTCGCACCATCTTTGAGGCTCATTACATAGGGCAGTAAATTATGTCGATGCCCGGCCTCGACTCTGTCGGTCGACCATCTATCGGTCAGATTTCGACCGGGGCGGCAACGACGATTGTCCCGGTCCTTTCGAGCCCAATTCAAACCCAGCCCCCGCTTCGCGGTAACCGCGACAGCGCCTATCGTGTTGCGCTGGCGGCTTCCGGCGAATTCCGCGTCATTCTACCGATCATCCCCAGCTATGGATGGTTTGCGCCGTTTTCGATTCCAACCACCAGACCGAAGCTGCCCGCACGCCACCAGCAGTTCTTCGCATTCAGCCCGCTCCCGGTCGTCTCATTCGGCTGGTTTGACAATTTAAGCGATCCCGTCCGGGGCCAAAAGCTCGGATTGCGGGCGCACGAACAGCAGGTTCTTACCCTCAATCCGCTACCGTTCGTTTCGTTTGGGTGGTTCGAAGAGATGTCGAAGCCGCGCACGCTGGAGCAGCGCGGGATCAGGTCCGAATTGCAGCAGGCGTTCGCCTTCGAGCCGAACCCGGTCGTCTCGTTCGGCTGGTTCGACAATCTGTCGGACCCGGTGCGGATAAAGCCAGGGTTGAAAGCTGCCCTCCAACGCCCGTTCACGACCGACACCGACGTCATCCCGACCGCCCGACTGTTGCAGTGGTATGCGAACTTTTCGGAACCGGTTCGCATCAAACCGGGCCTCAAGGCATCGCTGCAACAATTCCTCGCCGCGCCGTCGCGCCTGATCCCGACGCCGACATCGTTTGGCATCCTCGACGCGATCGAAACCAAAGACACAATGCTGGCCGGGACGATGGTCTGGAACCGGGCGACCGACACCGAGATCGGCGTCATCAACACCACGCCGCAGCCGGCGGAAATTGCGGTGTATCCGAGCCCCCAGGCCGCCGGCACAATCACGGTGCGGATTTCAATCGTCATAGCGTGAGCAGGCGTTCACACCAAGGCGATGCCGTGCTATAGGGCATGGCCATGCCGCACAACGCGCCCATCGGCCAGTCCATTACGTTCACGGCGATGTTCTTCGACTCCGCCGCCGTTTTGACCGTGCCGTCGTCGGCGACCCTGACGGTCACCTACCCTCCGAGCAGCAACAGCCTCACCACCGTCTCGTGCGACATCGCCATGACGGCGGCCGGCGACTTTTTCACCGCGACATGGTCGAGCAGCGTCGCTGCGGCTGGCTTGTCGAGCTACGCGGCTGCGGCCCCTGGTCTCGTCTCCGGCTCCTCCGGCAGTACCGGCACATTGAGGATGAAGGCATGACCAATCCTTTTTCCCCCGTTGTTGCCACAAGCGGCACCTACAATTTTTCGCCAACCGGTGGAGAGTTCATCCTCAACGCGTTCGATCGCATCCAGATCAGACCGACCGAGATCGAGCCGACGCAGTTTCAGCGCGCGATCATGGAGTTGAACCTGGCGCTGACGCGCTTCAACACCATGCCGGGCCAGAACCTCTGGACCATCGATCTCGTCTCGATCCCGCTGGTGCAGGGCACCGCGACCTATTCGATCGACGCCGAGACCCGCATGATCCTGTCCGGTTTCATCCGCTACAGCACGAGCCCGCAGCTTGACCGCTATTTGCTGCCGATCAGCCGCGACGAATATGCCGGCATCTCGACCAAGACCGCACAGGGCTTCCCGTCGCAATACTGGTTCGATCGCCTGATCGCACCGACCATCACGTTCTACCTCGTGCCGGATGGCAGCTTTAGCTACGACTTCTTCTATTACCGCGCGCGCCAAATCCAGGACGCTACGATCCTAAACGGGCAGAACCTCGAACTGCCGACGCGCTTCTTCGACGCGATCACGGCCGATCTTGCGCACCGCTTGGCGCGCATCTACCGCCCCGAGCTGGAGCAAATCCGCAAGGCCGATCGCGACGAGGCGTGGTCGATCGCATCGACCGAGGACACTGAATGGGTGCCGATGTACATCTCGCCGATGCTCGGCGGATACTGGAGGCGGTGAGATGCGCCCGCACGGCCGAGCCCAGATCAGCGCGCGATCCCCGCAAGCAGTCACAATCTGTCGGCGTTGCGGTTTCATGTACAATCTGCGCGACCTGCAATGGCAATGGGACTGGCGGCAGGGCCCGCGCCTGCGCAACCTGATGATCCAGGTATGCCCGACCTGTCTCGACGTGCCGCAGGAAAACGGACGTACCATCATCCTGCCGCCCGATCCGGTGCCGGTCGCGTTTCCGCTGCCGGAGGACTACGCGGCGGCCGACAATCCGGCGTCGTATCTCGGCTACAACGTCGCCAACGCCTTCTTCCCGCAGCCGCCGCAAAGCCTCGGCGGCAACATCGGCAACATGACGCTGAATGCTGGCGTCAATGCCGCGTTCGACAGCGCAACGAACAAGCGCGCCGAGCTGTGCGCCGCGCTCTCGATCTCGAATTCGAGCTTCCAGAACACGGTAGGCAAGAACTGGTCGGCCGATCCGAGCGGCACGTCGCTCACCATCACCTCGACGGTGTCGGCGATAACGCACATCGTGGCGTCGATCGAGCTGTATGCGCCGAACGACCAGGCCTTCCTGAATTCGGCGACCGGGATCACCGGCTACGCATTGCAAGGCAGCGCCAACGGCGCGACCTGGACGACGATCATCTCCGGCACGACGGCCGGCGGCGCTGGCGAGACCATAACCGCGAGTGCGACATCGGCGGCATTCTATCAATACCACCAGATCGCGATCGAGGGCGACGGCGTGTCCGCTGTCGCTATTGCTCAGGCAATCATGAACATCTCCGACGCCGCAGCGAACGACATCTGAGGTAAAGGACCATGGCGCTGAACTACACCACGCTGATATCGGAGATCGCGACGATCACTTCGATCACCTCGGGTGTGCTCGTCTCCGGCGACAACAATTTCGGCGGCATCATGGATGTGGTGATCGACTACGCCGAGGGCCGGCTCTATCGTGATCTCGATCTCGTCTCCGCCAGTATTACCGATGCGTCGGTCACCTGCACCTCCGGTGTCCGCACGGTTTCGCTTTCGACGACGAGTGGGCTGCCGCTGCAAATCGACGTACTCAATCTCCTGACATCAGCGGGCACCACGTCGTCGAATGCGACGCGCGTGCCGCTCGTGCCGGCGGCGAGGGCTGTTGTCGATATGGTCTATCCTTCGGCTGTCTCATCGAACTGCGGTCAACCACAATTCTTTGCGCGGATCGGCGACACACTGCTGATCATGGGGCCCGCGCCGGACCAGGCCTACGGCCTTGAGATGCAGGCGACGATCCGGCCGAGCCCCTTGTCGGCTACCAATTCCTCAACCTGGTTGACGCAGAACGTGCCCGAGCTGATGGTCGCCGCGTGCATGATCTCGGCCGCCGGCTACATGCGCGACTTCGGCGCGCAGTCCGACAACCCGCAGATGGCCCAGAGTTGGGAGGGACAATACAAGGCGCTGATGGCGACGGCGCAGGTCGATTCGATGCGGCAGAAGTTCGAGTCGGTTGCATGGACCGCGCAGAGCCCGACGCCGCTCGCAACCCCGCCGAGGGCCTGACAAATGCCCTGGGGAGCAATCCAGCTTAAACCTGGCGTTGACACGCAGATGACGCTGTCGGCGAACCAGGCTGGCGTCTCGCAGTCGCAGCTCATCCGCTACAAGGGGCAGATGATCCAGTGCTACGGTGGCTGGGCCAATCTGGTTGCCACGACGATTGGATCGACGATTCGCGATCTGCATCCATGGCAGGGTATCGGCGTGTCGCATCCGCATCTCGGAATCGGGGCTACGCAGTCATGGAGTGTCTATCATTCCGACGACGATGCGATCGTCGATATCACGCCACAAACCAACACCACCAATCCGGCTCCGAATTTCTCGATTTCGTCCGGTAGCAATATCCTTACGATTGTCGATGCCGGCTCCAGCGCGACCGTGTTCAATACCGTATACTTCAACACGCCGGTTGCGATTGGTGGATTTCTCGTGAACGGTGCTTACCCGATTAATTCGGTCGGAGGTTCCTCGATCTACACCGTGCTGCTGCCTTCGGACTCGACCTCAACCGTGGCATCGAGCGGTATCCTGCCGATCTTTGCGATATCTTCCGGGTCGGGCACAGTTACAGTCACGCTGCCGAACAACAACTTCACCGCTACAACGGGTTTGTTCCAGCAGTTCATCGCCACGACCCAGGTCGGGTCGACCGCTGACGGTCTGGTCGTTCAAGGAAAATATCAGATTGCCTCGGTGCTCGATTCAACCAGCTTTACCATCAATTCGCCGACGCAATCGAGCACGACTGCAACTGCAACGATGAACTCCAGTCGAGCGCAGATCGTCTACTACATCACGATTGGGCCGACCGCGAGCGGAGTTGGATTCGGTGCTCTTGGCTTCGGTCTTGGTAGCTTTGGTGGCGCTGGTTCCGCATCGGCCGGCGGCACCGGCACGCCAATCACTGCGACCGACTGGACCCAAGACAATTGGGGCGAGGTGCTGCTCGGGTGTCCGGAAGATGGCCCGATCTACACATGGTCGCCGTCCTCCGGGTTCCAGAACGCACAGGTCATCGACGAGGCCCCGTTTTTCAACGGCGGCATCTTTGTCTCAATGCCGCAACAGATATTGGTGGCATGGCGAAGCACGCAATCGTCTGGAGTGCAGGACCCTCTCGTTGTCCGCTGGTGCGATGCCGGCGACTACACCAACTGGACCGTCTCGAACCAGACCACCGCCGGCAGTTTTCACATTTCGACTGGCTCTGAAATCATCGGCGGTCTCCAATGTCCGCAATTCGGCCTGATCTCGACCGACATCGAGGTCTGGACGATGACATATGTCGGTGGTCAGATAGTTTTCAACTTCACCAAGGTTGGCACCGGCTGCGGCTGGATCGGCTCGCACGCCTGCGGCATTCTTGCCGGCAATCCGTTCTGGATGAGCAGCAACAACATTTTCACGCTCGGAGCCAACGGCGTGGTGCCGCTGCCTTGCACGGTCTGGGATCAGGTGTTTCAGAACCTGGACACCGACAACGACTGGAAGGTTCGCGTCGCGGTCAATTCCGCCTTCAACGAAGTCGCATGGTTTTATCCATCCGCCAACTCGGCTGGCGAAAACGACAGCTACGTGAAGGTCCACATCGAGGGCAACGAGTACGAATGGGACTACGGAACGTTAACGCGAACGGCATGGACCGATGTTTCGATCCTCGGCATGCCCGTTGGTGCCGATACCTCCGGACAAATTTATCAGCACGAAACCGGGACATCGATCACGGGAGTTGGGTTGCCCGGCTTCCGCACCGGCTGGTGGGTCGTCGGCGAGGGGCAGGAAATCCCGTTCGTCGACATGATTATTCCAGACTTCATTTACGGCTTGCGGTCGGCGACGCAGGACGCATCTCTGACGATCACGTTCTTTGGCGCGGATTATTCCGGTGGTCCGCAGACGACCTATGGCCCCTACACGGTGACGTCCGCGACCGAGTTCATCAACACGCGCATTCGGAATCGGCTGCTGTCTGCCTTCATCCAGAGCAACGCATCCAGCGAGTTCTGGAGGATCGGCCGTATCCGCTTCCGCTTTGGCCAGTCGGGCAGGAGATAGCAATGGCGTTAGGTCTCGGCAGCGTCCTTCAGACCCTGCAACAGGGAGTGCAGGCGATCAACAATCTGACGACGCAGATCGCCACGACGTTTCCGCAGGCAGGGGCCCTGTCAACGTCGGCAACGACGGGGGCAATTACCTTTTCGTCATCCCAGCCCGCAGCGTTCCTATCCGTGACAACGTCGTCTGGCGGAGTCTACAAAGTTTCGCTTTACACATAGGTGACCCATGGTCTCGACCTTTACTCCAAACATCCAGCTTGAAGAACCCGCACGAGGGGATCAGGTCGGCGTCTGGGATACCCCCGTCAACAACAATATGACGTTGGTCGACCTCGTGGTCGGCGGCATCGTCAGCGTCACCTTGAACAACGCGCCGGTCGTGCTCGCCGCCGCGCAGTTTCAGTGTTCTGAAATTGTGTTCAGCTCGACCCTGACCGGCAACGTCGCGGTCACGTTTCCGTCGAGCATCAGCAAGCATTACATCATCCGGAATGCATGCACTGGATCGAGCGCGTTCATCGTCACATTGACCAGCACTACGGCAGGAGGAGCGGCCATCTGCCCGCCGCCAGGCGACAATGTTCATGTCGTTTTGAGTGGTGGCAGTTTTGGCTTCCACAATCTCGGGCACATCGGCAC